GTCCATGCCAGTCTACTTCAATCTCTCTAGTATCACTCATACACACCCAGAAAAGAGCTGACGTCGGATAACTTTACCAGTCGAAGGCAGAGTTCTGCTTTGGTTTCGAGTCTTTACCATCGTCGTCACCAAAGTCTGGCTCTTGTACTTCGGTCTCTCCGAAGTCTGGAGTCCCGCCCGATGAAGACCCAACGACCGACTGCTCACTCTTGCCTGTCTTGAGCTCGGACCATGTGTGCTCCGTCTCTTGGACAATAGCGTTGATAGGCTGCTTGACGGCCTTCTCTACGTGTTTATCGACGTCGAGTTTGTATCCGGCCGGAAGGTCGTCGGCTGTCCATGAGAGCGCTAACACGTCCGTAGAGCGCACTCCCTGAGGAACCTCATTGACGTACACCAACCACGGATCATCGCCTACAGTCCAATAGTAGCCGTCCACGAAGTTGTTCACATGCTTGACTCCTCGAGGCATGGGACCGTTCGGGTACTCATCTACGGGCTTGTTGATCGTAGATGGAACTCCTATATCGACCACATCATAGCTCAGCTCACGGATCTTCTCGACTTTCTCTTGGACGAAGTCGGACAGTTCGTCGAAGTCGCCGGATTTGAGGACGAGTTCGATGAACGTTTTCTGAACCTCCTTAGCCAGAGCTGGCGAGTCAGACCTCTGGGACTCCATACCTACGGTGTCCGTATCGTCTACCCGCTTACCCTCTTTCCATATGATCCAGCCCGCATATCGCTTCTTGGATCCCGGTTGGAAGAACCGTCTGTAGAGCTTCTCAAACTCGTACTGCCAGAGATGGTTTTCCCCGGACGGTAGACGGTCGTGGGGTAGTTCATCGACATCGATATATGGATGATCGTCTGGGATCCCAAACTCAGATGCGATTGGCGACATCAGATCTACAAGGGCATCATCCAGATCCTTACCACGCTGAATTACTTCTTCCTCCGTGACGTCCTCGCCCGGCTCGGCCATCTCGAGCATGAGTGAGTCAGTGTCACCGTAGATCACTTCGTAGCCTTGCGATTCGATCTCTTGGACTCCGTACCACTGAACGAACCGGGAAGCCGAAGTGATCGCATCGCCCTTGCCCTGAGCTGAGAGCCTAAAGTAGTCGTTATCGGACACACCGAAGAACGAGTTCATGATCACCTTCACAGCCCGCTGCTGGATGTTGTAGAGTTCGTATTTTGGAGATTCCGGCTCGTACTGGTCTCGGATATCCTTCTTCTTCTCTCGTTCGTCGAATAGGAGTTTGATGTACTTCGGTAGAATACCCTCTTTGTCCAGAGTAAATCCGTGAGCTCCCTCGTCCATCGTCCAGCCAATATCGTCTCTGGTGATCTCGTCACCGTCCACCTCCTCGTAATTCAGTGGCATGTTCGGGACGATGATATCTGCGTCGGCAGGATCGTCTACCATCGTCTCTCTGCTGATATTGCATGTGATGATAGAGGACGGATAGAGAGACTTCAGGTCTGTAACAGCTACCCACTCGCGTATACCAGACGAGGGTGGCATGACGAAACCGCCTGAAATATCGTCCAGCTCACGATCCTCTGGAGTCCTCGGTAGGATCTCGTTAGGACCTCGGTGTTTGAATAGGAATCCCTCTACCTCCTTCATCTCGGAGCCTACCGAATACAGTGGGATAGAACAGATATCGGCCAGCTGATACCAGAAGTCCATGACTCCTCTAACGTCGTCCAGAGCTACACAGAGCTGAGTGTCGACGACGTTGTAAGCCATGAACATCGATCGGTTCTCGTCGTACGAGTTGCCCTCTGCTGACACCTTACCGATGCCCAGTATGTCCGAGGCGATGAACTCAAGAGACCACGACTCTTTCTGACCATAGATGATCTTCTGCATAGCCGTCATCATATCCACCGCGGGAAGACCGGGGATGTATTTCTCCGTCTGCCATCCTCCTACACCACCCATGTCAGACAGAGCGTGCTGATTCAGATCACCATTGTTCTTGATGCGATTGAAGAGATACTCGTGATCGAAGTCGACATAGTTCCATCCCGTAGCCACATCGGGACGCTTCTCTTGGATATAATGAATGAAATCTTCGAGTAGAGAAGTCTCGTCTCCGAATCGCTTGAAGGTAATCGGACAGTCTGCATATTTCTCAGCGTACTCGTTACCCGAGTCATCGCTCTGAGCGAGGACGTGGTCTTTTACCTGCTCGACGAAGTCTTCAAATTCATCGCCATCCCAGTCTTGTAGCTCTGAGAAAGCGTTATCCACTATATCAGTACCTTCGTCGATCCAATTCAGGACGAACTCTCTGAACCGATCTGGCTGTTTCCAATCTTCTTCATGTCCTGTCATTTCATCTTCGTGGTGACGATACACTTCATCGATGGTAGAGACAATCGCATGATGGACGGGGTCGCTATCGCGCCAGTGGTCTTCGATGTAACCTCGAATCTTGCCCGGCTCCACCTCGTACTCAGGATCTAGACAGAACAGGGTATACTCCTCATCGTACGAGTCGTATGCAGTGATCGCAGTTACCTCGTTGGGAGCTTCTTCCGCAAAGTCGTCGGTAAACGTATCGGGGACGACTGCCTCAATGTCAATGTAGCAGATCCTCGGATCGATCGGACTCTCTACCTCGTCAGTAGGGATGCTCTCTACTTCAGAAATAGGGAAGCTGGAGTCGTCTGGGACTTTGATGTAGCCTGAGAGCGCGTAGTCGGCCGTACATCGCCGTTCGTAGATCAGGTCCGACTCATACTGCTGATCGTGCTCGTACTCCTTACGGATCTCTCTCACGCCCTTAGGATACTCTGTAACGATCTGGAGGAGAGAAACACCATCGTACGACTCGAATCCACCTCGGATATCTACAATGGTAGCATCGCAGTCGAATGAATGCGGAGTAGGAGCCGACTCCGGGATGAACATATACGGTTCGGTCTCGAAGATCTTCTTCACCACACGCCGCCCATCAGCTGCTCTACCTACGACTTTGACAACGAGATCATCGCTGTCCTCGTAGGTGACGTCGGTTACTCGAATTAAGGTCTCGCCCATGCTCAATGCAAATTGAGCGTATTGAAGTATATATCTTTTTATTCCCGAACCTCAATCGTGAAACGACTCTACCACTTCGACTCGAGTGATCGGGTAAGCATACGTGTCCATGTCGAGGTAGGAGTCGTATTTCCCGATGAACTTGACTTCGACTACAGGAGCCTCCGGCGGATGGTCCGGGGAGTTTGACTCCGCCACAGTCACACCGTCTTTGTACTCGTATTCCTCGGCAGTAACTCCCAGAGGACGACCCACTACGAGCATCTTGGGACCGTGGTCTTTGTCGCTATCTACCACATGGTCGCCTATACCTACATCCTTGTACTCCTCCTCAACAATCCGACCGTCAGGAGTCACTCGAGTCATGGTCTACAGATCTCGTGACAGGATTCGATCGATAGCGTCTTCTTGCTCTTGGTCCAGATCGACTTCTTCGTTACTGTAGGCGTTCTCTGATTCGAGGGACGGTTCGGGTTCGACTTCGTCAGGATCGATCTCGTCGATGATCTCGCTGATGTCTTCTTTCATAATTCCGTTTGGTAGTACATACCCCTTGAATATAAATCTATGAATTCATTGATTACACTCGTATAGTGTTGCTATCAGAATACACGGCCTCATTCTAAGCCTGCTAACGGCCTCTCTAAGACGTCGGAAGAAAACAGGATGGATTCGTCAGGCCTCACAGAGCATCGTGCTCACGCGCCGTCCTCATCGCCTCTGCTTGCTGCTTACGGATCGTCGCGGGGGACGTCCCGAAGACGTCACAGAGCTGCTCTTGAGTGACCGTCTCGTCTGTGATCATAGCTGCGACATAGACCGCTGTTGCAGCTACCCCAGACGGAGCCTTGCCCGAAGCAGATGGATTCCATACGGACAGGATCGAATCTGCGAGCTGAGCCGTCTCCTCGTCGAATTGTTCGTTGTTTTCTTGCACCAGTTCCGCCGGAAATTGGATCTTGGTTGTACTCATAGGTCGTCTGCCCAACTGATTCGTAGGCCGTGGGCGATGCCTTCTGCATAATCTTGGTTTCGTGCGTCCGTCGACTCAGTCACATCTCCTCGAGTCCGAGTCACGAACCACTCCGAGACGTGGTCGTCTGCGATCATACCCCAGAGGGACACCATCGCGTCTCCATCGTCCATCTCCCATCGCCGTCCTAGATCTGCTTCATCTGGGACGCCTTCAGGTGACTCTTCATCGTCCAGCTCGTCGAAGTTCCGTTCGGTCCATTCTGCCATGTCGTTCTGACCTCCGCCTTACCGTAGTTCGACTATGAATATAAATGTATTGGTATCGATATCTCAATACCCATTACCACAGTCGCACACGATCTGAATGCCTGTCGTTGTATAGAATATCTTTAGCTCGTCGCCTTGAGCGTTACATTCAGGACATCTTAGCCATTTTCGGAGTTCTTCTTTACCCATCGGAATCACCTGTCTTCTGGAGTTCGATACGCTCGGAATACCTCACTCCACCGTCTACCAGCCGGGACCGAGCCACTGAAACAGTGAGATCCCAACCGAAGACGGAGATCTGCTTGCTGATGAGGGTCATTTGCCACCTCTCTTGGTCAGCGTGAGATTACCTCTGAGCTGCTTCCGACGAGCGGATGCAACTGACGTTCGGATATTGCCTCGACCCTCTCGCTCGAACTCTACCATACGCGCACCCCAGTCGACATTCTTCACTTCCCACTTCTGATCTTCGTTCTCGACGACGTCTCCTTCGGCAGGAGTCCAGATCCGAGTCATTCTTCGAGTTCCTCCTCAATCAGTTCAGCCGGAAGTTGCTCTCCGCAATCGCTGCATAAGACTCCTTTCAGCCCCATCGTCTGCGCGATACGGATGAAGAACTCCTTGATCTCGTTCTCTTCGCCGCAGTCAGGACAGTCAACGGTGATAGCTTCAGACATCAGACTTCGACCTCCCCGTAGTCGATGTCGACATCTTCGTCACCGTTCACCGATTCGATCGTCGCCATCATTCCACGATCTCCACCGAAGGAGTCGAATCCGTGGTATGAGGACATGGACGGCTCGTCCGTATCCAACGTCATGCTGTATTCGTTCATCTCAACGATCTCTCCGCTGGCGTTGATCTGGTCGTGACGTTTATTTCCGATCTCGACGTGATCACCGACTTCCAACTGACGAGCCATCAGGAACACGGTCTCAGTAGGCTCGGCCAGATCTTCAGGCTCGAGCTCAACCAGATCCGCGTTCTTACCGTGTGCTGCCTCTGCTTCGAATCGTTCCTCGCCGTTCAGGTCGCTGGTGTTGATCTCTTTCATAGTTCCGATCTCCACCTGAACGTAGGATAGTGATACGTATAAATCTATTGGTTTCTACATTCATACATCGTCGTCGTACTGAATCCACTCCTCGAACTGCCTCCGGTTCATCTCGAAGTCGAACGCCTTCATCTTACCAATTCGAGGATCTGGGTGGCCTCTCTCTCCAGACAGTGATCGTCTTCGATGTGCTCGAGTATGTCTACTCACTCCGCCAGTACGAACTGGTGATTACAGTGATCGACTATACACTCACCAGTGAACCTACCTGCCATCATCGTCTGTAGTCACTCCTCTGGCTTCGAGTAGCTCTCGGGCGAGCTCACGCTCTTTCTCGGTCTCTCCGTTCTCTGCGATGTCGATCAGCTCCTCGTTGGTCCATTGTGCAGTCATCAGCGGCACCCCTGACAGACGACGTTACCGTAGTCGCGTTTATTCGAAGTCGGTTCTTCACACACGTCACACGTATTTGTACTGTAGTCTCCAGATCGCATCTTTCTGAACTCCGTATGATCCTCTCTCGACTATCAATATAAATCTATTGATTTAGGGATCTACATACGATTACGTACCACTTCGACTGCCTCATCTACCATCGCTTGTTTGGACTGCTCTCCGTCGATCTTCACGATCCTGTCCTCGTGATCTGCGAGACGGTCGTAGATCTGTTTGACGTTCTCGAGAAAATCGAGCTTCTCGTACCGTTCATCGCCATCTACCCTTTGGATGGCTGTCTCGGGATCAATGTCGATTAGCAGAGTAAGATCTGGCTCGTAGTTCCATGGCTCCATCATCTCGTCGATGAACTCGTATGGATTGTCTAGCTCATCGCTGAGCAACAGAGGCTGGTAAGCCCGAGAGGAGTCTGCATAGCGATCGCTAATAACCGTCCTGCCTTCGCTCAGAGCCGGTTTTACGATATGGTTAATGTGATATACATCCTGTCGGCCATAAACAGGTAGAGAGTCGTCACAGGGCCTATCTCAGACTCGTTAGTGATTGCTCTCCTCACCTGCTGCCCTGTCCAGTCTTCTGTCGGCTCTGACGTTGTCTGGACGTCTGCGAACTCATCAGCTAGCGATTCGACTAGCGTCGTCTTTCCTGATCCATCGATGCCTTCTACCGTTATGAATAGTGGTTCGGTCATATTATCTCCTGATTAGCACACATCCGAGTCCATAGAACTCTGCACTCGGGCGAACAGAAAACAGGATTCGCCCATTGAACATGAACTCCTTCGCCTTGTTCGTACTCGTTTGTACAACTATGACGGTCGCAAGTGGGCATATCTAGAACTTAGCCCGACGCCTCTTGAAATTACGCCATCTCACGTTTCCCGCGCCTACAGGGCTGGCGTAGCAGTACATCTCGTGATCGCACCAGTAGCACTTCGAGTCGTCTGGATCTGGATCGAACTGCTCTCTACGGACATCTTGCACGCACTTCTTGGCGTGTCGGATCATCTCGTCCCAGTTCTCATCAGACGGTTCGAGCTTGCGCTCCTTGCCTTCGTCCAGATAGACGAATTTGATAGACTCAGGAGGCTCTCCGTAGAGTTCCTGATACCCACGCATGTAGACTGAACCCTGAATGATCTCGGCTTCTTCTCGGACTGATCCCGTCTTCCAATCCAGTATCTGCCCGTCTTCAGATACCAGATCGATGAAGCCTTTGAAGTTGGCACTGATGTCAGCTCGTCCCAGACCGAAGTTGAACTCCGGCTCCAGATCTCTGACGACCATATCAGGCTGATAGGCTACGAGATACTCAGAGCAGGTCTCGAGGCACTCTATCCCTTTATCCCACATATCTTCATCGACATCTGGGTTCCAATCCCGGAACTCACTGATAAGCTCCTGACGTAGCTGGTTCTGAGGACGTGGAGGCTCACTCCAACGCTCTCGTCCCAGCACGTTTTCGATCGATTCGTGGACAGCCGATCCCAACTCCAGATGCCCGGCGCTGGGCTTCGTACCCGGCAGTCTGAGTACCTTTGACAGGTAGAACTGGTACGGACACCGTTTGTGAGTCTTCACTGACGACGCCGAGAGGCGGAAGACCGAGTCCTTTGGGTCGATCAGCTCTTGTTCGTCTTGCCATTTTTCAGTACTCATTATATCAGCTCCGTGAGATCGTCTTCGTTCATCGCCATGATATCCTGTAGGACCTCCTGCTGGGTCTTATCGGTTTCCCATGTCCAGATAGGGCTGTCAGGATCTGGCGGATCTCTGTGAGTGTTCTGTTCGATGTACTCTACAGCCCGATCGGAGTCGTCAGCTTCGCCGGGGAATATAGGACCGGTGTAAGCGGTTTCCTCGTGCTCACAGCGCGTGCAAGACTTCTTTTCGACGTGTCGCCCGAGACTGTTGAAAGTCGTCTTATACTCCAAACTGTGGCCTCTGAGCGAGCAGAGGATTCCCAGCGGGTTAGTCAGTCTCATAGCTGAGCGCGATCAGAGTCCTCACGGTACGGATTCAGACTGACGTGTCGAGCCATTCTGAGATCAGTAACCAGCGAGCGAAGCTGAATGTCGGGGTTGCTCCCGTGAATGATTCGCCACTCACAGTCAGCTACCTTGTCGTCGAGCAGACTGAGGCTGTCAGCGGGCAGATCGTCTTGGTACTCCTCGTAGAGAACCTCTGAGATCTCGTTACAGAGAGCTTGGACATCGACTCCCTGTTTAATGAACTCGTCGACGAGATCCATCGCAGTAGCCTGATCTCCATTAATGGCAGTCTGGACGAGTTCTTCGACGGAGTCTCGCTCTATGAGACTGGTGACAGCGTGCATAAAGTCGTCGACAACCACTCCGTCTGAAGTAGCACTCTGAAGGCGGTGGATCGCAACCCGCGCGTCACCGTCAGCAGCCCGTGCGATAGTACCCAGCTGGTCGTTTGTATACTCCAGATCTTCGTTTACAGCCACTTTCTCGAGGAGATCGATGATCTGGTCGAGGCGTAGCGGAGAGATGTGTAGCGGCGCACATCGGCTCTGAAGCGGATCAATGAGCTTGTTCGGGTAGTTGCAGATCAGGAAGAACCGTGTTCGGTCGTGGAAGTCCTCCATGATGGTACGCATCGCCGGCTGAGCATCCCGAGTCATATTATCGACCTCGTCGAGGAGGACGATGTTGAAATCGTGCTCTCCCATGACTCCGCCCTGACTGGCGAACCCTTTGATCTTCTTCCGCACCGTCTCGATACCACGTTCGTCGGACGCGTTCAGGTGAAGAAGGTGGTTCTTCCACTCATCTCCATACTTCTCATTACAAAACGCCTTCGCCGTAGCAGTCTTCCCCGTACCCTGAGGACCCCAGAGTAGGACGTTCGGCATCGCAGGATCATCGACCCACTCCTGCATACGCCGAATCTCTTTCTCGTTACCCATGATCTGGTCTAGAGTCTCAGGGCGATACTTCTCGACCCAAATCGCATCTTGTACCGTTGTCATAGATCCAGCCTCACGTCTTCCTTGCTGACGAAACTCTCTTGAATAGCTGCTATCCATTCCATCGGGTGATTAGCGATCGAACGCATGATCAGACCGAACGTCACGAAGTACCCGAGTACTATACCAACCGTCATTCCGAAAGCCACTGATTTCTTGCTTGCCATCGTATTAATCTCTAAGTAGAGGTATTTAGTTGTTTGGATATCTGTACTACTACCAGCTCGACTGACCGCCTCGCCAGCCGAACGTCGAGCATGCTTCTCTCTCACCCTGCTCGTACACACACAAACCCTTCTCCTGTATCGTCTGGCAGGACATCGTACGGTATCGGTTGTCGTAGATGTGTTCGAGCTTGTCCCGAGTGATCTCAGGATCGTAGTCGAACCAACCCAGTTTTCGATAGATGTCTTGAACTCCGTCTACGTCCATCCCGCAGTTGAATAGCAGAGCAGCGCAGTTGAGTCTGACATCATGATCGGGGTTCCGAGTCATGAGTCGCTCGTACATACAAGGCATCTTGAGAGCGTCCTTGAGGAACGCTTCAAACTCCTCTCCGTATGCATCAGGCGATACCTCACCCACATCAGAAACGTCGACGTCGACGACCCCGCCTTCCGTATCCTCCTCGTATTCTTCGTGGATCTCCATACGAGGACGGTCAGTTCGGGGCATAGCGATCTGACGTGGTGAGCTCGCCCAGTCGAGCAACTCTTCAACAGTAATGTCTGCCATCTCTTCGACAGTGATCGGGATCGTATACAGACCAACAGGTGATCCATCAGCAGCGATCCGAGGACAGTTAGCGATTCGGCATAGCCGATTGTAATCGCCCTGACGAGCTCCTTTCTCATCCAGCGTAACCAGATGGGCCTCGTCTTCGATCATCCTCGTCGTCGTTTTAAGCTCCCTATCGGGCTGCACAGCGGGTTCCGTGAGGATATGAACGTGGATACCTAATCCACTGAAGATCGCCACAGCGGGCCACTCACGGTCCTGTATGTACTCCGCAACTCGTCGAGCGTCTTCGACGACGTCACCCAGTACATCATCAGCCACCATCCGGTCCATCCGCATCTCTGGGATGATTTCCGAAGCCCAATCCTGATCCCGGTCAGTATCTGGCTTGTCGACGTCCAGATCTAAGAAGACCTTGTCGAGGATTGAACCTCCGGCGTCTCCGATGTGGCTGATTCGTGTGTACATATTATACTCCTCGTAGTTTGCGTCGAGAAACAGCTCGAAGCATGCCCGATCAAACGCTAGGAACTGATCGCGCTTGTCACCACGCTCAGGTCCTACTAGACCTACGTGACGAGGCTGCTCTCCGAACAGTCCTCTGTTGATCGGACCTAATTTCATGGTCTCGCCCATCTCATTGTTATTGTCTCGCCTTATCTCGTTTTGCGTGTCCGCTCATGTGGCAGGACCGGCACAGAACCTCCAGATTATCGAGGTCGTTATTCGTCGGATCCTCGTCGATGTGGTGGACTGATAGCGCTCGGTCCTGCTCACTCTCGTCCTTCCCACACTCCTCACACTGCCTCCCTCGTGACTCCCGAACTGCCTCCTTGAACTTTGGAGACAGGCGCTCACGATCAGCCCGTCCACCCTTGTACCGCCAGTGATCTTCGCCTTCGGCATGAGGACCATTCTCCTCGAAATACTCCTCCTGAGCCTCCGAGAGTTCATCGGTCCACGTTATCTCCCTACCAGACATTTGCATGGAAGTGTGGAGACGATAACACTGCTTTGAGCACGTCCATGTCTCGGTGTGCTCAGCTCTCCATTGATTAACCTCCTTCTTGATGTTACACACGGCACACTCTACCGTGGTTCAAGCTATAGACTCATCGTGAGCCTGATAGTGATGAACCTTGACCGCATTCTCCGACACGAACTCTTTTTCACAAGAAGGGCATGGGGAATCTTTCTCACGAGCGATGCAGTCGATCTTCTCGCCGTGAGTTTTGGTATGATGAGTTCTCATGCCTTCCTGGCTCTGGTATTCGTTTCCGCAGGTCGGACATACCGACCCGCAGTTTGGGCAATCACAATCTGACATCGGATAGGGTTAGAAGCTACCGAGTGTTTACTCTTAAGCTTCTAATTTACTACTGAGACCCTATCATTCAGCTGCGCCCAAAACGTGTCTGCACGTACCGTAGTTCGTCTCTTTCAGGATCTGAAGCGGGGATCCTTGCTCAACGTGGAGGGTAACGCCACCATCCAACGCTTTGATCACTTCAGAGAATCCGCTCCCGTAGAGGTTGTCGACTTCGTCACCCTCGGCTTCGCCCTGTAGCTTGGCGTTGACGTAGTTGCCCTGATCGGAACCGACGTTGAGGAGGAACTCTCCGTTCTCCACCACGACAGGATAGAACTCAAGCTCCTCACGCATACTGACGACGTCGAGGATCTTCTGGAGCGATTCAGCATAGGTGTCGATGTGAGTGGACACCGGACGTCCCTCTGCCTGATTCATGAGGACGTTGTCGTCGTTGAATAGGCCGGGTAGATCCGTAGGAACGCTCTCTAACGAGTTTTCCGACGCCGGGAGGGTGATACCAGCCTCGAACGAGTGAGACCCGACAAGGCCGATTTTGAGCTGCTCTGCGAGCGTAGACCCTTCCGAGCCGATGAACTCCAGAGCGATGTTCGAGTTCGATCCCTCTCCCGCTAGACCGAGGTGGTCCAACAGCTTCGGGACCGGGATAATCGCCTGAGCCTCACCAGAGATGTCGTCGATATCTCCCTCGACGTAGTCGTTGTAAGCGACCACCGTACCACCAGGAGTCCCGGCGAGGAACCTGACTCGCCCGTCCGTAATGTTTGCGTAGATCTTCTCGTGATAGCCGACCGCCGTCTGCTCTACGATATCTCGAATCTGTGCCTTGCTCGCTTCGATTGTAGCTTGTGTATTACTCATGATCTGCATCCTCGTGTTCGTCGATGAGCTTGTCGATAACGTCGTTTGCACTGACGTTGTCACCAGCCATCTCGTTCACCTTCTTCGTCACCTCAGACGAAGTCGGGAGTCCTACCACGTTCTCGTCGATCCGCTTGACTTCATCGACGTCGTCTGGCAGGATTCGATTCAAGACGTCCTTGACGGTTTCACCGTCGTCTCGGAGCTCTTTCAGCCTCTCGTAGGTACTACCGTGGAGGCGAATCGAAGACGTACCTTCGTCACTCATTATTGGTCTTCGTTCTGTTGGTACACGATATCAGGATTCCGGTCCATGATATCGATCTCGAGTTCTCGCTCCAGCTTGCTCAGATCCACCGAGTCCGGCGATCTCTCCGCGTTCGAGATTGTAGTAATCGCTTCACGAGCTTTCTCGAATGTCGGCCAGCGCATGCGACCGAATTTCCACTTCGTGAGCGCAGTCTTGCGGAGATTCGCAACCGGTGTCCCGTCGATGTCTTGGACGAGATGGACGTACTCCGTACACTTCTCCTCATTGTGCTTCTCTCCGCTCGCTTTCTGCGGAGTGAAATCTAACCCGAGGTTCATCATCGTATTGAAGTCATCCTGCTCGCCAGCGGTCATCATAACGTGGAAGCCGGATCGGAGGAGCGGCTGGCGGAACTCGTCGTTATGGTAGTGTTTGATCATCTGCCAGTCGTCTCCTCCTTCGAGACGTGAGCTGAAGTCGATCTCGCCCGGATCTTTACCAGGGTACGCCTTCTCGCTGTATTTGAACTGCGCCATCTCCCAGACGTCGGACATACGATCGATGACGATGGTTCCGATTGTACCTTCCTCGAAGTCATCGATCTTGCCCTTCTTCACCGCCTCCAGAGTATCCAGAGCTTGCGCCGTAGCACTCTGAAGCTCATCGAAGTCAGACACTTGGAAGTAGATGATCTCCTTGTCGAACTTCTCAAGGATAGCATCTCCCTTCCCCTCAGTGTCGATGAAGATGATCGGCTCTGGAGCGGTAAGCGAGAAGTGAGTCTTGCCCACTCCGGGCTTACCGAAGATGAGGAACCGCCAGATGTGTTGATCTGGGTTCAGACTCGCCTGCTCACGAGTCTTCCCGCCAGATGCTATATCAGTGATCTCCATTCAGATCACCTAAATTGTTCGCTCCTGATCGGCTCCGGCTCCGCCGCTGCCACCGCCTCGAGAAGCGCTAGACTCGTTGGCTGCTGATTCGCTACCGCCACCGGAGTCCTCACGCTCGGTCTTGTAGACAGCGTCGACACCGTAGACTGACATGGTAACCTTGCCGTCTTGGTTCGGAGTGATCGAACCGTACACGTCGAGGATGGATCCCTCTCCGAAGTCGACCAGCTCAGGGTCGATGAAAGCGTTCAGACCCGCATCGCCATCTTCACCGCGGACGTCCTTGCCGAGATCTCGTGCATCGACGAAGGAATCGTCCTGAAGAACGAGTCGTGCACCGTTGTCACCGACTCGAGCTTCGTGGACGTAGGCGTCTTTGATCACTCTCAGATCAACACCGAAGCCAGCAGCGAAACCTCGGTCGTTTGTGAGAGACAGATGATCTCCGATGTTGGCGATCTCAGCCTCGGATACGAAGTCCAGAACCATGTCTCTCCGCTCCTCACGATCTTTCTCTGCGTCGAACTCGGTGACGTTCGTACTCGGGACGGCGTTCAGAGTGTAGGCATTTGAGCCGACAGGCTTCTGCGAATCTCGGATATCGAAGTCGCCCTGAATAGCTGTGAAAGGCTCGTAGAAATGACTCATGAACGGAGTCGGGTCGATATCGTCGCGGTCGAACATGACTGCGCCCAGACGGACAGGGTCGTTCTCAGGAATGCACAGAGCATACCCGATGAACATATCACCGTTGTTGAACGGATCGTCCTGAGCACCGATCGTGATCATCTGCACTTCGCCATCTGCACCAGAGTTCACCCAAGAGTTAAACTCGGATTGGACAGTGCTTCGAGCGAGCTTCTGATTACCGTACTCCTCGAGTTTGTCCTCGTACCACTCCTTCACGTCGTCCAGATCGACGTTATCTTCGTCAGCGACTCGGTCGCTGAATGTCTCTTCTACCCAGTTGTCTTCTTGCTCGGCCTCGGATTCGGTTTCGCTCATTGAGACTCCGGCCTTCGCTTGTATACGATAGCATATAAAGTTACTGCTTCCGCCTCAAAAAAGAGAAGATGTTCGTCTATGCTGAGCGGACGCCGCCTTCGTAGATCTGTAGATCCATCTCCTGATCCGAGATTTCAGGATGATTTCTGATCTCCAGATTAGTCAGAGCACCACTACGAGGACTCATCATGATCACAAAATTGACCATGTGGTGCATGAGTGAGCCTCCGTACACGTTGTTCTTCGGTCCTCGCATGTCCGGGTTCCCGCTGATCTGGCATGTAAGGACGATAGGGACGTCGCACACAGCAGCGAGCTCGTCGAGCTTGTCCAGATGTCGGCTCATCACCGTACTCCGATCTGGGAGGTCCTCTCGGCCTGTAAAGCGATCACTCATTCTGAAGCGTGCTGTGAATGAGTCGACCACTACACAGCTGATCTCGTTGGGACTGAACTCCTCTTTGATCTTCTCGTAGGCCATCTCTTGTTGGTCCAACGAGTAGGCTGGTACCTTGTAGACGTTGTTCTGAGTCTCCTCGTCGTACATCTCCCGGATACGATTACCCCGGTACCGTCCTCGCTCTGTCTCGATGTACACCGCAGGGGCGTTGTGCTCTTGGACTGCCTCTCCGAGTGATTGGAACGACAGTTGAGTCTTCCCGCTCCCGGTCTCGCCAGCGATAGCTACGAGGAATCCTGACTCCCAACCACCACCGAGTAGATCGTCCAAAGAATCGACTCCGGTCGATACCTTTGTGAGCTGATCGTACTCATCAGCCACATCCTGCCCGGTCATGATCGGGACCGCGTTACGTTTCGCCTCGTTGATCCAGCCTCTGAGCTTATTAGCAGAGACCTTGTTCATCCCATCAGCCAACTCCTCGGGATCTTCTACTTCAGCCAGATCCTCGAGAGTCTTGATTCCCTCTGAGTGCAGCTTTGAGATGTTCTTGGAGCCGAGTCCGTGCAGATCTGATAGTTCTTGAGCCATGTTAGTCGTACCTCGGATCGTCCTCTAACGGTCCGACATGTAGCATCGGGTCTGGACCGAGTTCGATCAGCTCTCCGTCTTTCGTTTCAGCTACTGCTTGCTTACCAGGCTTCGTCTTCATCCTGTTGACAGCGGTTAGCTCTGAACGTTCTACCATCTCAGATCACCACTGCTCGAAGACGGACTTCGTTCGTTTGCGGGCGATGGACGGTGAGGCGCTCCCGATCGATACGTCCTGACTCGTATCATAGAAGTGGGAGCTGATCGTATATTTGTCAGCTGCTTCGTCGAACCCATCGAAGATGGAAGTAATCAGGAAGTCCATCGCATAGTAGATCTCGAGAACTCTGGACTCACTGAACCACTCAGCCAGAAGATTCCAGAACGGAGACTTCGATTCGATTTCTCCCGTCCCTTCATCGATCTTGACGTGGTCCATGATGTCCGTCCCGTAGTCTTCGAGATAGGCATCGATGAATCGGAACCGGCGGACCAGATGATTCAGGTTGTGCAGATCCATTACGATAGATCGCTCTGTAGCCGGACGGTCGGCGAAGAGGCTCTCCGTTCCGACACTCTGATCGACTTGACGACAGACGATACACCCACATGGCATGCGGTGAGGAGCGAGAGTATCGTGATCGACGCCGCCCCCATCGTCCTCGTCTCGCTCTGTCATTCGAACAGTATCAAGATACGTAGACGGAAGGTGCATCTGAGAGTAGAACGATCCCATCTTGAATCCAGTACCGTCGTGAGTCACGAACGTATCGGTCTCTTGAGCGTATAGCTTACACAGGATCCGCGCCCATGCATTACCCTGACCGAGTGCGTGGAATACGTCACACTCTACGTTTTCAGCGAACCAACCGAGTCCGAACGTGAGCAGGCCGGGGTTGTCAGCAGAACCGAGGGCTAGAGCCCAGCTATCCCAGTCGCGGATAGGCTCGATCGCATCGTACCACTCCTGATGAGCTTGATCGATAGGACCGTTACCGTCCTGACGTGGGATACCGTGCATGATCGCCATGAAGTCGTATCCTTCGTGGCCGATCTCGTCCACACGGTCAGACATGATCTCGGTATTCTTCCGAGAGTTCTCAAGGCTGGGCACAAACGTCTGCTCGTACCAGTCCTGCCATGTGTGCTCGCTGAACTTCCCTTCGGCTTTGGAGTAGGAGTACGGTGGCGTTTCGAGCATCGTACCCACGTCAGCGTTAGCGATCTGCCACTCTGCGATCCGCTGCGGGTGAATGAAGTTCTTTCCGTCGTGTTCGTTGAGGTCGTAAGTCACCTCCAGACCGTTTGCATTGGAGATCTGATATCCACCCGAGTCACCCATAACGAAGACTTCGCCACGGTGAGCTTCCATGTGCTCACGGGCAGTGGTCTCCCTCTGAATGCTGGGTGACATGGTGAGTGGGTTGATCAGCAAGAACGGATGTTGTCCCATGAGCGAATCTGGATACCACCATCCCAGTCGCTTACCGTTGACTGTCTTCCCGATATCCTCATTCAGCCTCGTCTGGAGCCGGGCCATCTTCGACGAAGCCACTGGGATATACGATACGTCGTTCGTGGACGCTACTGGCAGATACGAAGAAGCTCCACCCTCGCCAGCGGTATCGTGACCGCCAGCGACATCGTCCATCTGACGAAGCTCGTCGATTCGGTCCAGAATCGTCTGCTCGTGCTCTTTGATCGTAGTACCCAGAGACTTCGGCTCAGGATCTTCGAGAGTCTGTTGCTCTGGAGTCCCGGACTGAGACTCACTTTCATCGGAGTCCTCGTCTTCGAGTTCCTCTGGATCAGGCATCTCGGTCTGAGGGCCTTCGCGGATGGTATGCTCTGATACCTCGCCATCGAAGACAGGATCCAACCACTCGTTATCTTGCGATTCTTCACCGTCTGTACCGTCGTCAGTTTCCTCGGTCATAATGGTCTCGTTACGCACTCAGCGTTAGATGCCCACATATAATAATGTTTGTGTTTCTATTTCTCTACCGGACCGAAGAACTCGGTAGGAGTCTCGTACTCGGCTTCAGCTGTTTCTGGTTTGATATTGAGATTACCAGCGTCCGTCCTCTCTACATCCCGAGCGTCGACGATCAGATGAGTAGCTCCGGGCGACCAGTCTACGTTACTAGACCAGCGAACTGCGAGGAGCGGCGTAGCCCCGATCGACTCAGCAAATTCGATCATCGCATCGAACTTATCGCCGTCCTCTTGTATGTACTTCATTTTATCTGATGAGGAGTACTTCTCCTCAATGACGTACATATCCGAGAAAGTCTGAAATCCAGAAGGATGGTGCTTTCCTTTAGTTTTCAGCTTACGCGATCGACCGACAATCAGATCGCCAGCGTCGTGACCCGAAGTATACCCAGCTCCTCCTCGAATATCTACCCGAATCCCATTCAGCCCAATCTCTTGGACGTCGTCGAGTAGAAGGTTCTCAGTACGTCGTCCCATTAGTATAGAACCCCGCTTAGATGGACGAGAATCAGTAGTAGGAAGCCGATGAAGTACTGTCCGAGCATAGCGTCTTCTTCACCGATGTTCCCTCCTCCACCGACGAGGACGGCGGTTGTGTACGATACAAGGCTCAGTCCTAGCGTAGCTGCGAGTACCGAAACTGATCGAATGAGTAGTGACATTATGTGAGCTTCCCTTTGATCTTGGATGCAGTCTTCGGCCCTACGTCGTCTATCTGTTGGAGATCTTCTAGCGAGGCTTCACATAGATCTCCAACAGTCCAGAACTGTCCAGAGTCCTCTATCCGTTGGGCTGTCTTCGGACCGACACTGTCTGCGATCATAACAGCCTGACCAACCGGACCCAGATCATTATCCACCTGAATATCTGGACGTCCGGGGTGACGTTTGAGAGGCTCGAAGGCTTTACGAGCCATGTCGATCGCAGTAAAGGCGAGTTCTCTTTCCGTCCCACAGAACATAGGAGTCGTCTGCCATCGGACAGCTAGAGAAGCTATGAACGCTCTGATAGCGTTCGGATTCATATTGCTATGAGGGACGTGCATCGTATCTTGCATTGTCCCACTCACTAGAACATGGACGTGGTCGAACTCCGAGTACATCCTGTCTAGCTGGTCCTCCAGATGTCCAGACTTCATTGATTGAACGAAGTCCGATGACTCCTTACGCTCTATACAGACCGTGTTGTTGAAAATGAAGTCCCCGATCTCTAGACCGGAGCCTTTCGCTCTTTCGTCACTCTCCACCACATCATGATCCACTACGTGCTCTGACTGAACACACGCTTTGAGGATCTCTTTTTGGCTTCCGAGCTCTACCTCCCGGAAGTCTATCTCGGCATAAAGGTCTGCCATACGCTCAGAACAGAGTGAGTCGATGAATATAAATCTTTGTAAAGTCCGATGATTAACAGCTGAAGGTGATTAGAGGAGAGGGCTTGTAGCTTCCCTCCAGAAGCTCTCCCGGAGACCCCTCCTCCCATCTGCCCCCATCGACAGCAACACGGTGCAGAGATAAATATCTATTCATCGAAGTCTGAGCGGACAAGTATCTCAGAAGTTAGTTACAACGAAGATGGTGGATCGGGAACTGGTGATCCCGATTGGGCCGATTGACGTTATGGGCGAGACCGTTTGACCGAGGCCATCACGACACCGAGGAGGGTGTCGTGATTGGTACTTGAATGTCGATCAATAAAAGTCTTGCTCTTGAGATCCGCTTATCCCGAATCTTCTGAAAGCTCAGATGAAACTAATTCACGAGCTTTGTCAGCCGAGATCTGATCATCTCCATCTGCTCCCTCATCAGCATTGTCGAGGATGCTCTCGATTTCTTGCTCACTCAGGTTATCGTATTCCTGAGCGAGTTGGGAGATGAGCTCATCCCGACTCTGTTTCTCTGTCCCGGCGGCGTTGACGATCAGTTCAGCAACCTGCGATTTGAACTGATGACTAAACGTGTCTTCGCTACCCGGATCTGTATCTGTAAGGACCATGTGCCGGTCGAGCCACTTTTCAGCAGCTTCGACCGTACTCGCATCGATGAGAGGCTCTGAATACATCTCAGC